ATGCTCAAGCATTAACTACTCAAGGTGTTCCTGTTTTAAAAACAGAACCTTCATTTGCATCTGATGCTAGTATTTTAATTTCCCGATTAAAATTCATAATAGATTCAAATCCTAATTTAACAGCTGAATAATCAAATATTTATAATCATATGAAAGTCGATATTTTAAAAAAATTAATTAAAGAAGCAGTACGTGAAGCAATTCAAGATGAATTAAAAGATATTCTTCTTGAAGCTGTGAAATCGCCTAAAACAGTAGTACAAGAAGCATATGGAGCCCAACCTGTTTATAACCCACAACCAGTAATAGCTCAATCAACATATACTACTTCTACTGTACCTCATGATCTTAGACGTAATTTAAGAAGCATGATTGGAGGTGAATTTGACGCTACTATTACTGCTAATTCATCACATGCTCAACCTGCTTATACTCCCCCACCAGTTAATACAGCTGGTGAAGGTTCAAGCTTACCTGGTGGAGAAGTAAGTTTAGATCAAATAATGGGAATAATGAATAATAAATAATGGCCTATAGAATACCAAATATAAATCCTATTGATGTTGGTTCGAGAGTAGCTATTGGAGTATCTTTACCTTTTAATGCTAATCAAGTATTCACTCAAACTTATACAACTCAAGAACAAATTAGATCAAATATAATTAATTATATATTAACTGATAAAGGAGAAAGAATATTTGATCCAACATTTGGTTCTAATATTAGAAAATCATTATTTGAAAATATCACTGAAAATTTATTACAAGATTTAGAAATAGCATTAAATGAAGAATTATCATCTTATTTTCTTAATGTTTCATTTAAAAATATTAAAATAATAGGAAATTATGATGAAAACTCTATTCTTATAAAAATAGAATATTCAGTGTATAATGGACCTACAAATGAAATTAACATAACTTTATAACATGGCTGATCAAAAAGTAAATATAAATTATTTAAATAAAGATTTTAATCAATTTAAGACATCCTTAATTGATTACGCTAAGACATACTTCCCAACAGTATACAATGACTTTACTCCTTCTTCACCAGGAACAATGTTCATGGATATGTCGGCTTATATAGGTGATGTTTTATCATTTTATTTAGATAATCAAATACAAGAAACATTCCTTCAATATACTCGCCAACAAAATAATTTATATAATTTAGCTTATACTATGGGTTATAGACCTAAAGTAACTTCAGCAGCAATTGTGGATATAGATGTATACCAACAAGTTCCATCTGCTGGAGGATTCCCAGATTATAATTATGCTTTATTTGTACAACCAAATGTTTCTTTAACAACACCTTCTTTCAATGTTAATTTTTTAATTCAAGACTCAATTGATTTTAGTTTTTCAAGTTCATCTGATCCTACAGAAGTTACATTATACAGTACATCACCAGATTATTTTTTATTAAAGAAAACTAGGAAAGCTATTTCAGCTAAAATTCAAAGTAAACAGTTTTCATTTGAATCTCCTGAATCTTTTCAAACTATAGAAATTAATGATTCAAATATTATAGGTATTTTAGATATTGTTGATAGTAATGGAAATACATGGTATGAAGTACCATACTTAGCTCAAGAAATGATATATGATACTATTAAGAATACTAACGTGAATAATCCTAATTTTTCATCTGACTCTGAAAATACTCCATATTTATTACAATTAAAAAAAGTACAAAGACGTTTTGTGACTCGTTTTATTAGTCCAACAACTTTACAAATTCAATTCGGAGCAGGTACTAATACTTCAAACACTGATGAAGAAATTATCCCAAACCCTAATAATGTTGGTTTAGGCTTACCTTATAAACAATCAAAGTTAAATACAGCTTTTTCACCAACTAATTTTTTATTCACTGATACTTATGGTATTACTCCATATAATACTACTTTAACTGTTAGATATTTAACAGGTGGAGGATTACAATCTAATGTTCCATCAAATACTATAACAGGTATAGAAGATAAATCACAATTTAGATTTCAAAATACTAATGTTGATTCAACAACATCTCAATTTATATTTAATAATATATTAGTTACAAACCCTATAGGAGCAAGTGGGGGTGGAGCAGGAGACACAGATGAAGAAATTAGATTAAAATCTTTAGGTTCATTCCTAACACAACAGAGAACAGTTACTCAAGATGATTATCTAACTAGAATACTAAGTTTACCTCCAGAATACGGGACAATAGCTAAAGCATATATTGAGCCTGAAAAACTTTCAAATTTATTACCTGGTGAAACTCCATCAGTTCTGAATTTATTTATATTATCATATGATGCTGATAAAAAACTAGATACAGCATCTCCCTCATTGAAACAAAATTTATCAACTTATTTATCTCAAAATAGAGTTATAAATGATTCTATTAAAATTAAAGATGCTTTTATTATCCATATAGGTGTAGATTTTGAAATAATAGTATTACCTCAATATAATAGTAATTTAGTATTAATAGATTGTATAACAGCTTTAAAAGATTATTTTAATATTGATAAATGGCAAATTAATGAACCTATTATGTTAAGAGATTTATATATTCTTTTAGATAAAGTTAATGGAGTTCAAACTGTCAAAACAGTTAATATAACAAACAAATCAGGTATAGGTTCAAATTACTCACCATATTCCTATGATATTAAAGGAGCAACAATGAATAATATTATTTATCCTAGTTTAGATCCAATGATATTTGAAGTTAAAGATCTTGATAATGATATTAAAGGTAGGGTTGTAACTTTTTAAATTTTATATTTATTAATATATGGCTATTTATAAATTATTTCCTACTAAAGATTCAACTATATACTCTAGATATCCTAATAAAAATACTGGGTTAGACGAAATATTAGATGTTAGTATAGAAGACGCTACAGCTAGTGGTAACCCACAAGCTAATAGATTTTTAATTCAATTTTCTCAAACCGAAATATCAGACATATTAACTAATAAGGTAGGTAATTCATTATGGAGTGCTTCATTAACAGCTTATTTAGCTTATGGAGATGGATTAAATGTAGATACTACTTTAGAATTTTACCCTATTTCTCAATCTTGGGAGATGGGAACAGGTAAATATGCTTATTCTCCTGAATATACAAATGGAGTAAGTTGGGTTTATAGAGGATCATCCAACACTACAGCTTGGGCTACATCTTCATTCAATTCATATGTGACAGCCTCCTATAGTAGTGCTTCCAAAGGTGGAGGAACTTGGTTTACAGGTTCTTCAAATTTATCAATAGTGTCTAATGTAACTTCATCTCAAACTTTTACTTATTTTGATGACTTTGATATTAATGTTGATGTCACTAATATAGTAAAAGCTTGGACTAGTAGTTTGATTGATAATAATGGTATTATAGTTAAACAAAAAGATGAGTTCATTAATAGTTCTTCTTATGAAGTAACTTTAAGATATTTTTCAAGAGATACTCACACTATATACCCACCAAGTTTAGATATTAAATGGAGAGATTATACTTGGAACACAGGATCATCTACTCAAACTATTTTAGATATTACACCTGCTTTTATAGATATAGCTGAAAACCCTGGTGTATTTTATCCTGAAAGTATAAACAAATTTAGAGTAAATGCTAGACCTGAATACCCAGTTAGAGTATGGCAAACATCATCATTTTATACAGTAAATTATTATTTACCTACTTCTTCATATTATGCTATAAAAGACTTGGATACCAATGAATTTGTTATTAACTTTGATGATCAATTTACTCAATTAAGTGCTGATAATCAAAGTAGTTATTTTAATTTATATATGAATGGTTTACAACCTGAAAGATATTACACTGTTTTAATTAAAACTACTATTAATGGTAGCACTTTAATATTTGATAATAATTATAGTTTTAAAATAATAAATGGCTAATTTCAGATTAAATAAAACTCAATATTCAAAAGAATCATATGAAAGAGTAATTAATACTTCTTTTACCCAAAATGTTCCATCAACTAAATTAGAAAACACCATAAGTGTTAGTCAATTTTTTGAATTATATAGTAAAATATTTTATGATATACCAACAGATGGAGAAATAGATTCACATGCTTATTTAGTTAAAACAAGTGGAGAATATATTGGTGTAAATATATCTATGAATGGAGATAGTAATGAAATTCAAGTTTTATTAGATGAAATAACTTCTTTACAACAAGAAAATCTAATGCTGAATCAAAAAATAACAGAATTGCAAATATCAGGTTCTCAAACTACTATATAATATGGCTATAAATGTAAAACAAATTAATGGTAATAAACCATATGATCTAAAAGATGAGCAATTACTTGATACTTCTTTAGACTCAACTGTTTTTGACCCATCAGTAAATTATATAGAATATACTATATCATCTCCTGATAAATCATTTTCTTTTACAGATACTGAATTTAGTAGTTATGCTTTTCCTAAATCTGGAGTCACATCAGATTTTATCTCAAATATAGTAATAGACCCAGAATCAGATATTTTAAGATTTAATAATAGCATTTCTGATGTAGCTGCCACATATATAGTTAAATATAATTTTTTACAAAATGAATTAGATTCTTCTCCTAATAATCCAAAATTTTATATTAAAAGTATATCATCAGATAGAACTGAAGTTACTTTAGGGTATACTGAAAAAGCGATATATGTTATAGATGAAGTCAACTACTTTAAAGATAAATTAAATTTTAATTTTGTTTACTTTCAAGATTTCTATTTAAATTTCGGAGATGATAATTTATGTGTAGCAAATAATATAGCAATTAATAGCTCATCAGATATTATTATTAATTTATATAAAGCTTTACCTAATAATATTGGATTAAAAGATACATTATGGGTTGTCACTCAAATAGCTGATCCTTTAGAATTTCAAATTGATGTCATCCCAAATGAAGTTTCTATTAGTTATGGTTCATACCCTATAAAAGGTCCTAATTTAAATATTTCTAGTAAAGATAAAATAAATAATTCAACAGGGTTTGAGACTTATTCTACATTAATTACTAGTTCATTATTATCACCTTCTTACTCTCAATTAAATAATTTAATATCATCATCAGGTATTGAAATAGGAATTGATTACACTGATTTTTCAAATTTTATACATTTCTCATCAGCAGTATCTAGAATTAATAATTTTTATTATAAAAAACAATTAATTGATCAATACCAAAATGAAATTAATATATTAAATAATATAACTTCATTAGTCACATCAAGTAATATTAATTTATTAACAAATAAGATTAATAGCATTATTGAGAATTTTGATGGATATGAATATTTTTTATATTATGGGTCTGGTTCTTGGTCTTATCCAAAATCTGGATCTACAATCCCATATACTTTACAACTAGCTGGCACTTCAGAGGTTTTAAATTGGTTAGGTGATGCTGATAATTTAACAGGTATATTAGGTAGTGCTTCTTTATATGATAAAAATAATTTAGATTATTTATATAATACTGTACCTCTTTTTATACAAGAAGATAGTCAAAATGATCCTTATAAATCATTTGTAGAAATGGTAGCCCAACATTATGATAATATATGGGTTTATTATAAAGATGTCACTAATAGATATAACGCGGATAATAGATTAGATTATGGTATTTCTAAAGATTTAGTAGCCGAAGCGCTTAAATCTTTTGGTGTTAAAATATATCAAAATAATTTTACATCTAACGATTTATATTCATCTTTTTTAGGATATGGAGCCACTTCTTCAGAAATGACAGGCTCATTACCTATAACTACAGGTTCATTCCAAGAATATATAAATAATTATATTACAGCATCTTATGATGCTTCAGTAATGCCTTTAGATGATTATAATAAAGAAGTATATAAACGAATATATCATAACATACCTTATTTAGCTAAAACTAAAGGTACTATCCCAGGTTTAAGAGCATTAATAAATTGTTTTGGTGTACCTGATACTATTTTAAGAATTAGTGAGTTTGGAGGTAGAGATAAAGATACTTCAACTTATGATTATTTTGATAATAAGTTTAATTACGCTTATTACATGACTTCTCCTCGCTCAGCTATGTCATCTAGTTTTCAAATAAATGATAAATTTGGAGGAGCATCAGGTAAACAACCAAAAGCTATACAATTTAGATTCAAACCAGATTTAGGTACATCATTTAATTTTGCTGCATCTCAATCATTAGTATATCTTTCTAGTCCATTAGCTACTTCACCATATGTTTCATCCTCAGCTTTAGCTATAAGATATAAAGAATCAGGCTCATATAGTGGGTCATATAGTGGTTCAGTCCGTTCAAATACATATCAATACGCTGACCTCTGTTTTTATCCTGATGTTAATAAATTAGAAACTTCAGCTAGTGTGACTCAACCATTTTTTAATGGTGACTGGTGGTCAGTAATGCTAACATATGATAGTACTGGAGGAGGAGACGCTATCTATAATTTATATGTTGGTAGTAAAGGATATTATGATGGATATGATGGGAATCAAGTATTATACTATGATTCATCATCATTAACTGTCACCCCAGTTCCAGCTTTAGGATATGATTATAGATTTTTATCTAAATCCCAAATTGGATATGGTTTTACAGGAAATGCATTAACAACCCCAGTAACTTTTGACGGTTATACAGGATATATTCAAGAATTAAGATATTGGGGGGAATCTCCTAATGAAAATGCTTTTAAGGATTTTATAATGAATCCTAGTTCTATTGATTATTGGGGAGAAGAAAATGAATATGTTAATTATTTAGCTTTTAGAAATTCATTAGGTAATGAATTATATACTGGATCTAAATCTATACATCCTAAAATAACTGGTTCATGGACTATAACTCAATCTTTTAATGAGGGTAATAGTGATTTTTATATTAATAACTGTAATATATACTCTAATGTAGAGCCATTTTTATACAACCAACCTATAGCTGGTATTAGAAATAGAGTAACAGATAAAATACAAATTGTATCTTCAAGTTACCCCACAGGAAGTGTATTATCACAATATCGTTCTTTAGAACAAATATATCCTACTTTAGGTAGTGAAACTCCTGATATTAATTTATTAGAAGTAGCTCTTTCACCTCAAAATGAAATTAATAATGATATTATTAGTTCATTAGGATATTTCAATATAGGAGATTATATAGGTGATCCAAGACAAATATCTTTACCTAATTATCCAGATTTAGATAAATTAAGTAATGATTTTTTCCAAAAATATTTTGCATCATATGATTTATTTGATTATATAAGATTAATTAAATATTTTGATAATTCATTATTCAAAATGATTCAAGATTTTGTTCCTGCTAGAACAAGTCTTACATCAGGTATAGTTGTTAAACAACATTTATTAGAAAGAAATAGATACCCTGAACCTCAAGTTGAATGGGAATTTGAAGATTATAGTGGTTCTTTAACTACTGCTTTTATAGACAGTGGAACGGGTGGAACATTTGATTCTTATAATTTTATAGGATCAACTATTCCTCCTACATTTATCAATAACACTCAATCATGGGGAGAAGAAATTAAAACCCCAGTAGGTTTATTAACTATTAGTCATTCAACTCAAGATGAGTTTTATAATGGAGAATTACCTAATTCTATAATAATAACTACAAACGGAGAACTAAATCCAGATAATCTATTTAAACAACCATCAACAAAAACAATAGTTTATAACCCAATATTATATAAAAGTAATATAACACCTATGAGTAATTTCATTAATCCAAACACCTCTCCTAATCCTGGAGAAATTTACTTGTGGTGGGATAGTGGAAGTATAACCAACCCAGGTAGTAGTGTTTTAAGTACAACTAATGGAGTTAAATATATAAAATTAAACATAATTGATTCTGGAGGACTAGACCAATCTCAATATTTATCACAACTTCAAACTTTAACTTTAACATACCCTGATAGAACACCAGTCATTTATAATATAGCTGGGGTACAAAATGTAGGTAGTTATTTTTTATATAATATAGGTCCATATACTCCTGGAAGTATCAATAACTTTAACACTTCATCTGCTGGTGATATTAATGACTATAGTTTAATCGCTTCAACATCTTCAATAACTATACCTAATGGAGGTTCTACTATAATAAGTAATTATGACTCATCAACTAACCCTAATGGATATTTCACAGCTTCATCTGGTGTGTATACTTGGTATCAAACACCAAATCCATACTTAATCTTTGAATTCACAGCATCAGGTGTTAGTATGCCTTCAAGTTTAGCTCAGGATAATAGTTTTGATTTAAAAGTTAATGGTATAACATTGATTAATCAAGGATTTCAAGCCGATACCACCTCAAGAAATTATAGTGGCTCATTTGTTATCCAACCAATTGAAACTCAACAATATAGTTTTGGAATATTCCATGACGCAGATTCTGGAAATCCATCATTAAATGTATCCACTCTAACAATTAAAATAACACAAACTACCTCTGAATTTAATGGCTCATCATCATTAACATTATTTAACCCATCTAGTATTAATTTTGATTATAATAATTATAACGCATTATTAGATAATGCTGAAATACCTCAATCATCAGTATTTTATATGGATATAGATTATTCACAAAATCCCTTGATTCCTGTGAATCAATCCCTTATATTAAATGGTGAAGCTGATAGAGCTCAAATCCAAGATTCTAATTATTCTTCTAAATCATGGAGTAATATTAGGTATAATGGAAGTAAATATAACTCAATAATTATAAAAACGTTATAATATGGCTAATAATGACCCTAATTATTTCTTAACTACTTTTGGTGGAGATTTTAATTCAAATTCTACAGATAGTAGTGGTTATGGAATATTACCTGCTGCTGAACAAAATCAAACATATGTTGCTTACTTTAATAGTGTCGCTGGAACAGGTCCTGAATTAATAGACCAAACTGGGTATTTTATTAAATATTTAATTGATAAAGATGGTAATGTGACCAAACCAGCCCCTGGAAATACAGCTTTATTAAATTTAAAAGACAATTTTGAATTAGGAAAACCCGTAATTGTAGAATCTAAAAATGCTACACAAGCTTTAGCTAAACTAATTGGAGAATATACTGTCACAGAAGTAGGAACAATTTCTACATTATTAATAACAGAAATAGGATATACTCCAACAAGTATAGCTCCATTTATAGAATTTTATTCTGTTGATTCTAATTTAGCAACAGGAACTGCTTTTGATTTTAATTTTAATGTTAGGAAAAGAGGAAATTACACTTTTAGTACAGGTGGCCCATTACATACTTCAAATGGTGGATCCCCTGATCTTGATTTCGATATATACGTAACAACAGGTTCTTCAACTCTTTCAGGTAACTGGACCCCAACTAGTGGAGTGTATTTATATAATGCAGTTGAAACCCCAGCTAGTGAAGGAAATCCAGTCAAAGCCACATTATCATTAGTATTAAGACAAACAAATAGTAGTACTATATTTTATAATAATGGATATCAAGTAGAACCTTACTCAAGAATATATATGAGTATTGAGATAGATAGAGGATCAGGATGGGAAAAATTACCAATTAGTAATACTTCTACAACTAATGGAGTCACCCCCAACCCAAACTTAGGATCTATAAATGATGATACAAATCAATATTCATGTGATATCATTGGTAATTCTTCAAAATATTGTTCAATCACTACTGATTTTATAACACCAACTAATGGTGATAAATTACGAGCTGTATTTAATGCTGCACCAATTTATGATTCATTAACATATAAATTATGGAATGAGATAACAAACACCTGGGATTTTGTTCCCGCGTCTACTAGTGATAAATTAAGTTTAATACTATATGGATCTCCAACTACTATTAATTCAAGTTTCACAATTTTACCAAGTAGTGTCAATGCGACAGTGACCGCACCACCATATTGGGATGGAGCAACATATCCTACATCCCCAAATGATTTACAATATATAACAGCATCATCTAATTTAAGTGCCTTTTTAAATAATAACATGGTTCAAATCACTCCTACTGCTTCATTAAGTATGAGTTTTAGTGACATAATATACCCAGCTAATATTCAACCTGGTGATAATATTAGATTTGAATATAATCCTCAATTTCAATCAAAAATATATGGTGTAGATTATTTAGACGATGGACGATTCATTCTTAAAATACATCCATCTATTCCTACTGGGTCAAATTTAAACCATTTTGTTATATGGAGAACAATTGACGATGGAAATTATGTGACATTAAATGTTGAAAAAAGAGCAGTGGGTCAAATTTCAGGTTGGTTAAAACCAAAATATATGTCTAAAGAACTCACTGATAATTTCACAAATATAATTAATAAACTTGAAGCAGATGGTTTATTAACTTAACAAAAACGCAATTTTAATATATTTATAAAAAACAATAATAAAAAATATGGGATTTTTAAATAATCAAATAGTAACAGTAGACGCTATTTTAACTAAAAAAGGAAGAGAATTATTAGCTCGTAATGATGGCTCTTTTAGAATTACACAATTTGCTTTATCAGATGATGAAATAGATTACACATTATTTAACCCAAATAATGCTTCAGGATCAGCATATTATGGTCAAGCTATTGAAAATATGCCTCTTTTAGAAGCATTCCCTGATGAGACTCAAATAATGAAATATTTACTTACTACATTACCTCGTGGTACAGCTAAGATGCCTATTATTAATATTGGTTATACTAATATTGTATTAAAACAAGGAGCTTCATTATCAATTACTCCTCAAACTTTAAATTATTTAGGTGGAACTAACGCTTTTGAATCATCTGGATATAACTTCACTATAGGTGATGTTAGAACAATGAGTGTATTTAATGGAGTTGGTGTTAACACAGACCAAGCTACATCTTTAAATTCTACAACTACTCTTGGAACTAATGTGTCTAAAACAGTAATTGGTACTACATTAAACATGACTGGTACTACAATTAATACATTATTTGGGACACAAACTCAACTTCAAACTATACTAATAGTACAAGGTAGAGATAGTGGAGCTAGAGTAACTATTCCAATCACTATAACAAAAGTTAGTTAATAAAAAAATATTATAAAATATGTCATATAAATCTTTAGACGCTCAAGATTTTTTAGTAAGTGCTGATTCAATAACAGCCCCATGTTGGAGTAATTATACTCCAATATTAAGTACAATGTTCACATCTTCAACTCAGTTGAATGGAACATCAGGTAATTACTTTTTAAATGTTTATAATTTAGATCCATCAACTGACTCATCAGCTGAAGTCCAATTTAATATAGCTTATGGTAGCAAATTTGGATCGGGTTCTCAACCTTATAATTCAGCTTACCCTAATTTATCTCCTACTAGAACAATTTATGGACAATTTAGAAATCTAATATATGGAGATGAAAATACAGACTTTACTTTTGGAAGTGGAGTCTCAGCTGTGACTCCAACTCGACAAGATTTTTATGCTATTACCATTGACAGAACTAGATATAAACAGTCCTTATTTCCAGGTTCTATGAATTTAACTTTATATAGTGGTTCTCAACAATTAAATTTAACAGATAATAGCGCTACTACAACAACTATCTCATATTGTGACGCGGGTCGTGTATATCAAATTGTATCTGGAAGCAATGGCACTCCAATAAGTAACGCCTACAATGGATATACAGCTAATTCAGGCTCATATGGCCTATTTTTACCAGATATTGGAACAATTATATTAAATGCTTCAGCATTGGACTTAACATATGCTAATGGAGGTATTAACTTACAAACAGGTACTTCTACAACATCTTACAATCCTGGAAAATTATTCTCAACCGGATCAAGAGGATTTATTGACTCTACTACAAGTGTGTCAGCAAGTTCTTTTCAATTAAACTCACAAGAAACAATCACCTCAGATTTTGTATTTTGTAGAGCAAGAAATGGTGAATTTAATTATACTGAAAACCCAAGCTTCATATCAGGTAGTACAGGCGCAGTAGTATATGATTTATTTGTTAATAATCCAACTACTTATATCACTACAGTTGGAATGTATAATGATCAAAATGAATTATTAGCTGTAGCTAAACTATCTAAACCACTTAAAAAAGATTTTACCAAAGAAGCACTAATACGTGTTAAATTAGATTTTTAATGAATGAGTGCATTCAAACAATTTTTAAGTACAGATGTAACTGTAGTTCCGTTTGTTGTTAACAAAAGTTTTACTTTTGAAGGAACTGCTTCTTTAGATAGTAATGATATTAAGAGATTATATGGATTAAGCTCTTCTTACTCTTCTTCCACAGATAATACTTATAGTTCTTACCAATCCCAATCTGCAGCGTTATTATATAATTCTATAAAACAATTATATTATACTAATTATATTCCTACTCCTTCACAATCTCAAGCCCCATCCCCAGTATATAATTATAAAGGAACTTTAATAAGCAATTATACGTCCTCAGCTACAAATGCTAGATTTTATAATTATGAACAAACTACTCTTTTTCAAACAAATTCATTAAATAATCCGTATTTAGGATATGCTAGATATTTTTCATCAAGTATTTGTGTTTTATCTATTCCTAAAAATTTATTTGGAGATTACATAAACCCAAACTCATTTCGTTTAGATATCTCTAATGGAGATGGAGATGATATATATCTTATAGATAATGGAGAAGGAATATTACTATTAAATGGTGGAGTTAACGATTCAACAGGTATTATAAATTACTTCCATGGGACTATAGCTTTTAATGGTACTATTTTTGCCCAAGAATACATAAATTGGATGACTAACGCTACTAATGTTACTTGTAGCTTTCAAAGTTCAAGAACAATTTATGAAACTCAATATAAATGTACTCTTAGATCTAATGAATTTAATTTTAGTCTAAACCCAAGTACAATATCAGGTTCTACAGAAGGAACAGTTTATAATTTTGTGACAAGTTCATATTTTGCTCCATATGCTACAACAGTGGGTTTATATAATAAAAAACAAGAATTATTAGCTGTAGCTAAGTTAGCTAAACCTCTTCCTACAAGTGCTACAACAGACACAACAATATTGATAAACTTAGATATGTAAATTATGAGTAAATGGTTATATAAAGGTAAAGAAGTTATTAATATAAAAGATTTTGGTGAACAAACTCCATTTGGATTTGTTTATATGATAGGTAATACACTTACTGGTAAAATATATATTGGTAAAAAATTTCTACAACATAAAAAAACTAAAAAACTAGGTAAAAAAGCTATAGCTGAACAAACTGGCCCTGGTCGTAAAAAAACTAAAGAAGTTACCTATGCCGAATCAGATTGGAAAACATATTGGGGTAGTTGTAAACCACTTCATGAAGATGTAGCTGTAATTGGTGAAGACAAATTTTATAGAGAAATCTTAGATTTAGCATGGAACTCAAAACATTTGTCATATCTTGAAGCTAAATATCAATTTGTGTTAGGATGTTTAGAAAAAGATAGTTACAACGATAATATACAAGGACGGTATTTTAAAAAAGACTTGGCTTTTGGTTTATAATTACTATATTTGAAACAATATGGTGAACCAAGCTTTAGTTGCAACATTAAATTCTGTTTTAGGACAAGGTAAAAAAACCTCAAAAGGTAATTTTGCCTATCATTGTCCATTCTGTCATCATCATAAACCTAAATTAGAAGTTAACTTAACTGAAAGTGAAAAAGGTGAACATCCATGGCATTGTTGGGTTTGTGATAAAAGAGGTAAAAGTTTAGTTAAATTATTTAAATTAATTGAAGCACCTAAGGACAAAATAATTGAAATCAGATCACTATCAAAATACACATCAGGCAATTTTGAAGTAACAGTAACTGAGAAAAAAGTAGAATTACCTAAAGAATTTAAATCTCTTACTATAGAAGGTAATAGCATTGAATATAAGCACGCTATCAGTTATTTAAAACGCAGGAATATCACTCTTGACGACATTATGAAATATAATATAGGTTATTGTGAATCTGGCATTTACTCTAACTGTATTGTTATTCCATCATATGATGAACATGGTAGTTTAAATTACTTCACAGCTAGAAATTTTAATAAAAATTCAACATTAAAATATAAAAACCCAGATGTATCTAGAGATATAATTCCATTTGAGTTGTTTATTAACTGGAATATACCAATTATATTATGTGAGGGACCATTTGATGCGTTAGCTATAAAACGTAATGTTATCCCATTATTAGGTAAGAATATTCAAAAAAGTTTAAGAAAAAAATTAGTAACATCTAAAGTACAAAAAATATACATAGCGTTAGATAAAGATGCTATTAAACAAGCTCTATCATTTTGTGAAGAGCTAATCAATGAAGGTAAAGAAGTATACCTGGTAGACATGGATGATAAGGATCCAAGTGATATGGGGTTTGAAAAATTCACTAGCTTAATCCAAACATGCATACCATTAACATTCTCAGATTTATTTGAGAAAAAATTACAATTAATATGATTGAAAAAAATGTAAATATCTATAAAAAGAGTGTAACTCGTATTTTAGATATAGATCCTACCTCTAAAAGGGTAAACATTATGGATAACCGTTTCTATAGTAGAAACAGTGATTATTATCCATCTGTTACAAGTATTTTACAATTTATGCCTAAAGGTAAATTTTTTGAAACCTGGCTAAAAGATGTAGGACACAACTCAGATATCATAGCTAGAAAAGCAGCTGATGAAGGAACTCAAGTTCATGAGGCAATTGAAAAATATCTAATGGGAGAAAAAATTCAATGGTTAGATGAAAATGATCGTTCTAATTATTCTTTAGATGTTTGGAAATTAATTCTTAAATTTCATGATTTTTGGACAACAAATAAACCTACTCTAATTGAAAGTGAAATACATTTATTTTCAGATCAATATAAATATGCTGGTACTTGTGACTTAGTTGTGGAAATTGAAAATGAAAGATGGTTATTAGATATCAAAACATCTAACTCAATTCATACAGCAATGGATTTACAATTAGCGGCTTATGCTCAAGCATGGAATGAAACATTTGAAGAAAAAATTGATAGAGTTGGTATTATTTGGTTAAAATCATCTAAACGTAAAGAAGGTAAATTACAAGGTAAAGGATGGGAAATATATGAACCATCTCGTTCAATTGAAGATAGTTTTAAACTATTCCAAAATGTTCATGAACTATTTAAAATTGAAAACCCTAATCCAAAACCATCACAAGAATCATTCCCTATCGAAATTCAGTTAGACTTAAATATTTATGACAAAACTGAAGAATGATCAAACTCATAAATTTACTACGTGAAACCCTTATTGTTGAAGGTGGTAATGTATTTAAAAATACAGAATATGATGCTCAAGATATTTTACTAGTTAATATTGAACCTACAGTTAAAAAATTTGTAGAAGATTTAAGTAAACTCTTTCCAAATAAAAGAGCTTCATTTGCTGAATTAGCTGACAAAAGTAATTGGTTAGGATCAACAGGTAAAAAAGCTCAATCTGGAGATGTAGACTTAGCTTATTCATCAGAACATTTTTTTAAAGATGGAAAAGTTGATGTAGCAGGTTGGGGTATTGATGAGAATGAATTTAACTCTTTATATGAAAAATATAAAAAATCATCTCGTACTGCTACTGATGAAGCAATTCAGACTAGAGCATTATTAGACTCAATAATTAATAAAGTTAATAATGCTGGCGGAGATATGTTTGGTAGTAATAAAGCTACAAACGGAGGAACACTTCATTTTTCATATCCACAGTATACTCCAACTGGAGAAAAATTAGATTTAAGAGCACAACTCGATGTTGACTCAGGAGATATGGATTGGTTAAAATTTAGGTATAATTCTGAATTGCCTGAAGATGATCCAAATATTAAAGGCTTACATAGAGGACAATTAATGTTAGCTATGTTTGCTGCTTTAGGATATACTTTTAAAAGTGGTAAAGGATTTATTCGTAAAGAAACAGGTGAAACTATAGCAGATAAACCTCAAGGTGCTTTAGAAATATTTAATCAAGAGTATAAACCTAAACAACCACTAACTTTAGAAATAATTAATAATTATAATAAGTTAATGGATTATATTAAAACTAACCTTAAGCCTGAAGATGTAGAAAAAACATTAACTATGTTTAAAGAAGCAGTTAGAAGAGCAGGCGCTTATGTACCTGATAATATATGAGTGGAGCAGCAGGTGGATCACGAATAAAAAAAGAGGATTTAAAAGCAACAATCCGTGATTATAGAGAAAATATCCTAAAACCATTAGGTTTAGATAAATCTTATAGTATTACTGGTGTTCGTTCTAGACCTGAAAAAGATATCTTTGGAGATATTGATATTGTTGTCTCTTTTCAAGGTGGTGAAAAAAAAGAATTAAAGCAAGAATTAGCTAAGTTTTTATCACAAGTTGATAAAATCCCAACTATACCTCATAAGAAAAACAACAAGTATTTCATACATGGTAATATAGTTAGTACATTATATCCTATAGCTGGTAAAGAAAACGAGTATGTTCAAATAGATAATATTGTAACAGCCTCTGAAGATGAAGGTAAATTTGCTTTCAACATGTTAGATCTACCAGCTCAAGAACAAACATTAGCAATAGGTTTAGCTAAAACAGTATTCACTGAATTAGATGAAAAACAAATAGAACAATTATTTAAAGAACTAAATGTTCCTACTAATGAAAGACCTGCTGAAAATGAAGAATATGACTTTAATTTAAATCCATCAGAACTATCATTACGAATTGTTCCTATAGGGGAAAAAGAGGGTAGAATAATATGGAAATCAAATAAATTTGAAAATGTTAAAAAATTAATATCAGCTTTAGGTGTTGATATTGAAAAAGATAAATTTGATGATATTGTATCTAAAATTAAAAAATTTAAAAATAGAAGATCAATAGATCGTCTTAAAGGAATGTTTGCTAAAAATATACGTGTTGGTGATGCTGAAAAAGGTATTGAAAAAGGTATCAAAAAACAACAAGCTATAGACACAGTAGCTGTTTTAGAAAATAAATATAGTCCACTAGTAATGAGTTTAATTAAACCATTTATTGAAGATGAGACTATGATTCTAGAAGATGATGCTCCATCACAAACTATAGCTTTAATGCCTGGAGCATTTAAACCACCACATAGGGATCATTTAAGAAGAATAAACGCTGCAGCTGAAAATTCAGATAAAGCTATTATTTTAATATCTCCTTTAGATAGAGTTAAAGAAGGTGAAATGCCTATATCTGCTAAACAATCTTTAGCTATTTGGCAATTATATAAAGATAAAGGGGTATTAGCTCCTAATGTAGAGTTTTTAATATCTCAAGATAATACTCCTGTTAAAACAGCCTATGATATAGCAATTGCCAACCCTAGTATTCAATATATTGGAGTATATGGAAAAGATGACGCTGTTAGATGGAAAAACTTACCTAATAAAAAATATCCAAATCTTAGAGCAAGTGATTTTGGTATTGTAGCTGATTTAAGTGCTAGCGGATTAAGAAAAGCGTTAGCAAATAATTCTGATATCACACCTTGGCTCCTAGATGGAATAACACCTGAAGAATATAAAAACGCTTTAGGTTTAGAACAAGTTCAAGAATTATTTGAACCATCTTCTAACTCATATGAGTATAATCAAGCATCAGACTTAGATTACACTTTCATGAGTGATTATGGAAGAGCATATGTAGTTTGAATAACACCAGAATCTGAAGGTAGAATATCTATTGACTTTGGTATTGAA